GAACCATCCGAATGACGCGGTAAACGTCAACATTTCCAAGGGAACGCTTCTTGTAAGCCAGCGTTCAGAATTGGTGATGACCGCCATGGAAAACAACGCCGACGTTGTACTGTTTATTGATAGCGATATGCGTTTCCCGCAAGATACGATTAAGCAGTTGCTTGACCGCGATTTACTTGTTGTTGCTGCCAACTGCCCGCGCAGGCGAATGCCAGTGGGGCCGACGGCGGCGAACTATGATCCAGAAACGCAGCGCAAGGTTCCCGTCTATACCGGCGAGCATGACACGGGCGTTGAACAAGTGGACGCTGTAGGCACTGGCGTGATGATGGTTGACACAAACGTGTTTCGCGCCATTGAGATGCCGTGGTTTGCTACGCCATGGGATGTGGCGGCTAAAGGCTACATGGGCGAAGACATATACTTTTGCAAGTTATTGCGCGACAATCAGATTCCGTTGTATATTGATCATGACCTGTCCAAGCACATTGGACATGTAGGAACCTGGGAATACAAGCATCAGCACACCTGGGCAATCCGTCCTCAAGAGGATGCTTACCGAGCATCAATCGGTCTTAAGACCGAACTTCGCAAAAAGGACGCTGCCTGACTATGGCGCTTGGCACTTACGCACAACTTAAAACGTCGATTGCCGATTGGTTGAATCGGTCCGATTTAACGTCCGTTATTGCCGACTTCATCACGTTGGCGGAGGCCGAGTTCAATCGAACCGTACGCGTTCGCCAAATGATTGTGCGTTCTAACGCCACACTTGATACCGAATACACGCAACTGCCATCCGATTTTCTGCAAATGGAAAATCTTGTGTTGCTCACAACAACGCCAACTAAGTTGGAGTTCTTGAGCGATGAACAAAGCGATGACTTTTATACGCGTTACTTTTCGGCGGCTGGCACGCCGCGTTATTACACGATTATCGGTGACACGTTCAAGGTTGTGCCATCGCCTGGAACAGATACGACGCAAGTTCAGATGACGTATTACGGCAAGATCGCCGCGCTATCTGATAGCAATACAACAAACTGGTTGCTGACCAAGCATCCTGACCTTTACCTATATGGCGCACTGCTTCAATCGGCGCCTTACTTGCAAGATGACTCGCGCATTCCCGTTTGGAGTGCTGTTTATGAACGTGGCATTGAGGCCATGAAACTTGAGCAAGAACGCGCCAATTACAGCGGAACAACGCCACGCGTTCGCGCCAAACCAATGGGGTAATCCATGGCTAATTCATTCTCCGACTATCTCGAAAACAAAGTCCTTGGGCATGTGTTTGGCGGATCGGCTTACTCGGCACCGGCCACCATTTACGTTGGCCTTTTTACTGCTGACCCTGGCGAGTCAGGCTCAAGCAATGAAGTGTCGGGCAACGGTTATCTGCGCCAATCCATGGCGTTTACGGTATCGGGATCAGCCGCAACGAACACATCAGCCGTTGAGTTCCCAACAGCCACGGGTTCGTGGGGAACGATAACGCATACGGCACTTTATGACGCGTCAACGTCGGGCAATATGTTAGCCGTTGGGCAACTTAGCGCATCCAAATCAATCGGAACCAATGACGTGTTTCGATTCAATGCCGGTGATTTCGACATCACTCTTGACTAATGAACGGTTACGGCGCTGGCGTTTATGGCATCAATATTTATGGGCAGGCAGCCTATAAAGATGCCGCTGTAGCTATTGCCGCGCAAAGCGCGACAGTTACGGCAGGGCAGCGTATTGGTTTAGGCATTGCTGCCATTGCGGCAGCATCAAGTGTTAGCCAAACGGGCCAGCGCATTGCGCTTGGTGCTGTGGCGGTTAGCGCAACATCAACGGTTAGCGCGTCAGGATCAGAGGTTCACGAAGGTGCCGTAACGATTGCCGCCGCCTCAGCGTTATCGGTTGCCGCCAGCCGTGTTAGCCAGGGTGCTGTAGCGGTTAGCGCTGCATCCGTTGTATCGCCAAGCGCTAACAGGATTGCATCAGGTGTTGTTGCGATTAGTGCGCAAAGCCTGGTTGCAGCCGCCGGTGGCGTGCGGCAACTGGCGGCGGTGACGATTACAGCAACATCAAGCGTAAGCGCAACGGGTGTTGAGAAATGGGAACCCGTTCCCGGTCCAACGAATAGTTGGTCAACGATTGTGGTGGGGCCAGCAACGTGGGATGAGCAATCCGACCCAACCGATACATGGGTGCCGCAAACCGTTGTGGCGCAATCCTGGTCTACGCAAACAACCCCAAGCAAATCTTGGACGCCACAAACGTCCCCTTATTGAGGTGAAACATGGCTGATACAACAACCACCAATTTGAGTTTAACGAAGCCTGAAGTTGGTGCGTCAACTGACACATGGGGCAACAAACTTAACACGAACCTTGATTCTATTGACGCTATCTTTTCAGCGTCAGGCACAAGCGTTTCGATGAATGTGGGCAGCGGCAAGACATTAACGCTTGGCGGAAACCTAACGGGATCTGGAACGATCAATAGCGTCACCATTGGTCAGTCATTGGCGGCTGCGGGATCGTTTACTACCCTAACCGCATCAGGAAACGTCACCCTCTCCGGAGGCACAGCCAACGGAGTCGTGTACCTCAACGGCTCCAAGGTGGCGACAAGCGGTAGTGCGCTGACGTTTGATGGGAGTACTTTTGCGGTTACGAACGCCTCTGCATCTCTTGCACTTAGCGCTACTAAATCTGCTGATGGGAATACGGCATTTTTCCGTCGTGTTGGGGGCACTTATAACCCCGGCATGTACATTAGCCTGAGCGATACGGTAAACAACGAAATTATTTTCAACACTGCCTATAGTTCAGGAAACGCACCTGCGTATGTGTGGCAGCAAGCTGGCACCGAACAAATGCGCCTCACCAGCACAGGGCTGGGGATTGGGACGAGTTCGCCATCGCAGAAACTAACAGTTTCTGGAAATGGATCTTTTTCGGTTGCAAGTGGGAACAACTTTGTTGTTGTCACAAGCGGGTCAGCGTCTTCTTTGCAAATAGCTACGGATGGTTCTGCCAATTATTTGTACGGCACTGGGGCAGTTCCCCTAACTTTTTCCACCAACGGCTCCGAACGCATGCGTATCGACTCCTCCGGCAACCTCGGCTTGGGGGTTACGCCGAGTGCTTGGGGAAGCGCTTATAAAACAATTCAGTTTGGTATTGATGGTGTTCTAAACGCCACGACTACAACCACAAATGGAGTTATTCTTGGAAAGAATTTTTTTAACAATGGTTCCGGTAATCTGTATATCAATACTGATTACGCTTCTTTTTATCAACAGATAACTGGTCAACACCAATGGTTCACCGCCGCCTCCGGCACCGCAGGCAACACGATCTCCTTCACGCAGGCGATGACGCTGGATGCGAGTGGGAACCTCGGCTTGGCACAGACTAACCCTTCTGTGTGGCTTGTAAACGGGATTGGTATTGGCTCAGGCACTGGAGACTGGGGCGCAACTATCTACACAGGCACAAGCAGCACTGGTTACTTGTGTTTTGCTGATGGCACTTCGACGACAGACCGCTATCGTGGCTATGTGGCTTACGCTCACGCAACTGATGCTTTGATTTTTGGCACGGCTGCAACCGAACGCGCCCGCATCACGAGCGGTGGGGATTTTGGTTTGGGTGTTATTGCTCCTGCTGCCAAGATGGATATTTATTCAGACTCTGTAACTGCTGCAACCCCCATCGCCTTTATGGGCAAGGCGCTTAACGATTCAACTACATCAAACGTATTAGTTAAGTTCTTAATAAACTCTGGCGGTCCGGGTTCTGGTCAGATTAACGCTAATGGAGCAAGCGCCGCTGCATTTGGGACATATTCTGATGAAAGATTAAAAGAAAACATTGTTACTCTGCCTACGCAAATTGCCAAAATTTGTGCTTTGCGTCCTGTTGAATTTGATTATAAAGATGGCAGTGGGCATCAAATTGGATTTATCGCTCAAGAAATGCAATCTGTGTATTCGGATTGTGTTGGAGAAGATTCTGAAGGAATGTTAACAATTACTGGATGGAGTAAAACAGAAGCCCGTCTTGTAAAAGCCATCCAAGAACAACAAGCCCTCATTGAATCTCTTACTTCCCGTGTCGCTCAACTTGAAGGAACCCAACCATGACTACGTTTAACTGGGTTGTGACAGCCCTTAATTGTCTACCCAGCGCCCCTGAAGGTCAGGATTACGTCATCAATGTCCACTGGACCTGTAACGGCACTGATGGCACTTACAACGCCTCGGTCTATTCAACTTGCTCACTACCCGTGGCGCAGGGAACGACCTTTATCCCCTATCAAGACCTCACTTTAGAAACTGTGCTTGGCTGGATTTGGGCTAACGGTGTGGATAAAGCTGCAACCGAGGCGGCAGTGCAGACGCAGATAGACAATCAGATCAATCCTCCAATCATTACTCCAACACTTCCTTGGGCAGCTTAAAGATGAAGTCATTTACGTTTACGCTTGATGCGCAGCACGCGCAAATGCTGATCAACATTGTTGGAAGTATGCCAACGCACTCTGGCGCATATCCACTTTTTGAATTGCTTAAAAGTCAAGCTGAATCGCAACTTCAAGAACATCAAGGTGAAGGGCATGACACCAACTGATAACGCAATGGCAAAAATTGAAACGCACGAAGCGGTTTGCGAAGAACGTTATGGGCAAATCAATGCAAGGCTTAAGCGATTGGAGATGGTGGTTATGACTACCGCCGGAACGATCATTGTTTTATTGCTTAACTTGGTATTGAAGATCAAGTAAATGATGACGCTCTTATCCACGCTCCTGTCATTCTTAGCAGGGGGCGTTCCCAAGTTGCTGGACCTTTGGCAGGACTCAAAGGATAAGGCGCATGAGTTGGAACTTGCCCGTATGCAAAATGAGCGTGAGCGTGAGTTAGCCGCCATGGGATTGCTAGCGCAACAACGCATCGAGGAAATACATACCGAGCAAGTTGCTATGCAAACCCAAGCCGAGGAAATGAAAGCGTTATACGCGCATGACGTTGCTATTGGCGAAGGAACGAGCCAGTGGGTCAAAAACGCCAGAGCGTTAGTGCGCCCAGTGCTTACCTATGGCATGTTCATGTTGTTAGTGTTTGTTGAGATTGGCGGATTCTGGTACGCCTGGACAACAAACGTTCCATTCGATCTGATGCTGGATCAGCTATGGGATGATGACACGCAGCAAATTTGGGCGGCGATTGTAGCGTTTCACTTTGGAAGCCGAGCCTTTGCCAAATGATCAGCGAACACGCACTCAAGATGATCAAGCATCACGAAGGTGTGCGCGTGCGCCCTTATCGTTGTCCGGCTTTGCTTTGGACCGTTGGCGTGGGACATGTCATTGATCCAAGCCACATCAATGTCAAAATCGAAGAGCGTAAAGCCTTACCCATTCCGCAAGGTTGGGACCGCACGTTGTCTATGGCGGAGGTTGATGAAATTCTTACAAAGGACTTACAACGCTTTGAGGCTGGCGTATCACGATTATGTCCTGTTGGTCTTACTCAGCCTCGCCTTGATGCACTCATCAGCTTTTCGTTCAATGTGGGGTTAGGCAACTTGCAGCGATCAACACTTAGGATGCGCCATAATCGTGGCGACTATACGGGCGCAGCAGTTGCGTTTAAGATGTGGACTAAAGCGGCAGGGAAAGAGTTGCCGGGCCTGGTCAAACGCCGCCGCGATGAAATGGCCCTTTACATGAGCAACTAATCATGCCACTTGTCCCGATCAAATTACCACCAGGCATTTACCGAAACGGCACCGAGTATCAGTCCCAGGGCCGTTGGTATGACGCCAACCTTGTAAGATGGTTTGAGGGAACGCTTCGCCCAATGGGCGGATGGCGTAAATGGTCAAACAATCAAGTATCAGGTGTGCCGCGTGGCATGTATGCTTGGCGGGACAACTCATCAAATGTCTGGTTAGCCGTTGGCAGCGCTTCAAAGCTATACGTTTACCAAGGCGATGGCGATTACGCAGACATTACCCCGGCAGGTTTTAGCGCAGGCCGCACTGACGCTACGGGTTCGATTGGTTATGGGAGTGGTGACTATGGCGAGCAGGCTTATGGCGTTGCACGCATTCCATCAAGCAATTCAGGTGTGTTGCCCGCCACTACCTGGTCTATGGATAACTGGGGCCAGTATCTTGTGGCGTGTTCCGATTACGACGGTAAGTTGTACGAGTGGCAACTAGACTTTGCAACGCCAACCGATGCAGCGGCCATTACCAACGCACCAACGAGTTGCAAAGGATTGGTGGTTAGCGAAGAGCGATTTTTATTTGCCCTTGGCGCAAGTGGCGACCCGCGAAAGGTTGCTTGGTCAGACCAAGAGGACAACACAACGTGGACCGCTGCCGCTAACAATCAGGCGGGCGACTTTATCCTTTCAAC